TTGCGCCGCTAACATTTTTACGAAACAAACTTAATTGAACATTTTTAAGTATGCGCTCTTCGGCTAACCGTATGAACAACGGCAAATTATTTACAAACGTTGTTTCATCGTTTTCCGTATAATCTTGAATAGCTGTTTTAAGTTCCGCGTATGTAAAACTCATGTTGTCACCGTCACACTTCCAACAAACCCAAACGCATTAGGCGAATGAAGATTAGGGTTTTCTACAAGAGGCACGCCCACGTAAACGTCTAACGGCTCCACTCTGTCCGGTCTAGGATCCTTTAACGCTTGCGCATCAATTACCTTGCGACGGGGCTCTAGTTGAGGCTGCTTGGCCTCCCACTCGTCATACCCGACGATCATACCCGTCCATTCTTTACGCATTCGGCCCAAAGGATATCGAAAACCAGAACGGTCCGATATGCCATATGCGTTTTTGCCTAATGCGTACTTGCTCATTAATTTATCCGATAATAGTCCAAACTGGGTTGAACGTTAAATGACGCCCGGTCCCGATCCTCAGTTGCCGCGCGCTCAAACTCTTCTTCGTACACCGCTTTTAAAAGCTGCACCCGATCAGGCGCACGCTTCATGGCAATGTAATAAGCCAATCCTGCCGCCAAACACGGGTAAAACCGAAACGGCAATTCCATCGTATTAATCGGAGTATCCGCGTCGTCCATGCGAACTAACCGATCAAAAATCAAAATATCTGTACTGTTATTAGGGGCAGGCCAAACCTTTAAAGTGGGGTTTATTTGCCGATCTACAAAAAATTGCGACACTCGAGATTGCGAACTTTTTGTAGGAATATTAAGATATTCGTCACGGCTTACACGCTGAATACCATAATCCACACTATCGTTACGAACCACTGCGGACAACACATCAATAGTATCTGCCCCCAACGAATAGTCCGTTTGACCCTGAACAACAGTAACCTGCGTTTGCTCAATAGTCCATTGATTCAACCCGCGGTTGGCCCATTCTGCCAACATAAGGTTTAAAGATCGTTTCGCGGTACGAATGTCGTAACCAGTGCGAACCTCTAGGCCACACCGCTCAAACGCCTCTTCTATATATTCGGTGACGTCTAACTCAAACGCCTTCGTACCGGAAACCGCCATGACTAGCTCCGCTTCTTAGCTCGTTTATTAACCGCTCCACCGCCGCGCATCTTTTTTACCATGCCACCGCCGCGCATCTTTTTTACCATGCCGCCGCCGCGCATCTTTTTTACCATGCCGCCGCCGCGCATTTTCTTAGGTCGCATTGCCATTTTGCAGTCTCCTATAAAGTTGTTTTCTACGGTCCATTAACTCTTGAGCGTTATACTCGTCCTTATATGTATCATAGTAACCTGTTTTAACCAAGCTGTCCGAAGACTTTTGTACCTTTGATAGCCGTTGTATGAAAATTAAGCTGTATTCCGTATCGGTTAAAGGCTCAAAATCTATGTCTTCGACAAACTCATTTTCCTCGTCTTCCGGGTGAAATCCCATTAACCAAATATCGCGGTCAATAAACATACCCTCAGAAATAACGGTGTTTAAATCATATAAATAATCGTGAAAATCTTCCGCAGACTTTTTATCTGCAAGGTCCACAATTATGGCCAAATCAAACCCGTCGTCAAACTCAGAAATGCACTTATAAAGCGTTTGATATGAATTATCGTATTTAAAAAGTATTGCAACACGGTCCTCCGCCCACGCCTGTTTTGCATAAGGGCAAGGCGGCAAATCATTAAAATACGCGTTAGGTTTTTCCAAAACGTCCCGGGACCATTGCAACAACTCTTTTACAATAACCGCCTCTACTTTTTGATCGAAAAACTCTATATTCATGCCCGCGACACCGATCCTTTGGTGTGCTTGCGGCGATTAGCCATCACCTTTCCGCAGCCCCGGGCTACTACAGAACCGTTTTTAGACGACCCGTTATACGGGCGTTTGGGCTTTGTAGAGCGTATTTCTCCCCCCGCAGCAGCATACGTTACTTCGGCGGCTTTTGTGTTTTTTACGTTGGTTTTGCCTTTTTTACCTTCGCGCTTCTTTTTTGCAGCAGTAGATTTACGTTGGCTTTTTGACAAAGAACGGGCTTTGGCTATGGGCAAACACCTGTCCGGGTTTTTCTTGTCTTCAGACGTCCCGCATTCTCCCGCAATATTGCCGGAGCTATCAATCCTAACCCATTTTTGCTTTCGCCATTTAGCTAGTTCGCCGCCCACTGCTCTTTCCTTTTGATTTTTTCGCGTAGTTGGGGTCTTTGCAGTATTTGGACGCCGCCATATTTGCATATGCTGACGGGTATGTATCAAACGTTCTTTCGGCCCACGCTTTTCCAGCAGGACAAATTTTACTGCCCTTACTTTTTTTGGAAGCGCCTTTAGATTTTTTCGAATATGCCATTATAAAAGCTTCCCTGCTATCACCACGCCTTACAGGACCAGTATCTGGCCGAAAATTTGTCTTTTGCCGTGTCACAATTGTGGCGGGCACGGAAGTTTTTACGTCTACCCGGCTGGTCTTTTTTAATAGACATCTTAGGGTCCCCAAATCTTACCAGCTTGATTTCGCTGCCTTTTTTTGCGAGGACGGCGCTTTTTTTAGCTTTCCCCGGCGTCCTTTTTGGTTTGTTAAATCCGGCAAACGTTTCGCCCCTATATTTGATCCTACCAGAGGGTGTTCTGGTCACATCTTTTGTCGTGGCCATTACAAACTCTCTCCGTTTTTAATGTAAGTGATGTCCAATGTCGCAGAAGCGGTGATCGTACCCCCCACCGAATCGGCTACTGCGCGAACTTCTACATCTGTTTTTTCTGTAAAAACAATAGGGTTCCAATAAGGAATATTGGTAGAGTTGTTAGCTAACGTTACCCGGTCTTTGACATTGAAAACACCGCCATCTGGACGTGCAACCAAGGTAAAAATAGCAAATTTATCCGCGGAGGAGGAGGCTGAAACATCTTTTTGATGAAGATATGCCGTGTACCCTTTTGGAACCGTCCAAAGGCACATAAGTGTTTGGTTGTCTCCAATGGCAACTGTGGCATATTTATTTGTTGGAACCCCGCCCGAAGGCGTGGCTTCTGTACCTACATACAAAACGCCTGCATTAGCCCCGCCAGAGCCCGCAGTATTTACAATAATGCGATTGACGCGATACCAGTTTAGAGCCCCGTTTAACTGCACCCCTGTTTGACCGTTTAGCGAGACAGTTTCACTTATCTCGTCAAAATTTGCATCTAACCCCAATACAGTAGCTGTTCTAGCCCCTGTCCCCGCAGAAGTATCGGCGGTAGAACTGCTGGAAATATACATAGTCGAAGCTGATGTGGGGTAAACATAAAGGCCGCCTTGCGACCACACGGTTTCATCTGTCGCGCCAATATCAGGGTTATACCCAAACTTGTGGACAAAGTCGTGATACGCAATTTGACCACGAGATACTTGAAGCTCAAAAGGCTCTGATGTGCCTACTCTTGAAATTGAGCTAACTTCACGAGCCATGATACAACCTAGCTATGGAAGACGGTTACTGACGTACACGCTGTAAAAGTAGAGATGTAAATATCTCCTACTCGTATCCCTTCATCAGGAATGTTTACAGAGTGCGTATCAGAGGCGTCTAAGTCCATATCCAAAACGGTTGAGCCACCGTTACCATCGGTAATAGTCAGGCGCGGTGATCCCGTAGTTGTTTTGATTTGAACCTGTCGAATACGTGCAGGACCAACACCGGCAGAGCCGGTGGCGGTCAAACGGATCGCTTTTACATCAGAACCAGCCATGTTTACCCCCTATTACGCGAGGTTGTTATTTTGCTGGTACAAGATAGTAAAACGTACTTCTCCAGCAGTTGTTGCCGCAGAAGCAGTAACGGTCAAACGGATGTCCGCAGTTCCTGTGTCTTCCCACGCTAACGTGCCGCCAGCTTGCGTAGTTGGATACTTACGACCCGCGGTGGTGCCGCTTGCAAAAGTGTTTAGAATGGTGGCTGCACCGCCTACCGTATCACCAACACTCAAGTTGGTAGTGGCGTTTGCTGCGGTGATTACATCAATCACACAATCAATAATTTGTGAGTTTGCTGGAATAACAACATCCGTAACTTGAGCCGCTACCGCAC